ACGAACGGTCAAGAGTGGTTTGTCGAAGAAAGCCTAAATGAAGTTATTACGAAATTGAATGGAGCTGTAAATGCAAAGCGTGAAGGTTGTAGCTGTAAGTGAACCGTGCATCGTTAATGATGGTGGGTTTACTCTTTCTGTAGATGAGTTCATTGCTTATGTTGCCCGTGTAAGCAATCCCAGCAATCAGATGAATACGCAGACAGCTCCCAAGCTGTTGAAGTATCTTGCGAAGCATAAGCACTGGTCGCCGTTCGAAATGGTTTCTATCTGCATGGAAATCGATACGACCCGTGATATCGCTCGTCAGATTCTGCGCCATCGCTCGTTCTCTTTCCAAGAGTTCTCACAGCGTTATGCTGATCCTACTCAGGACTTGGGCTTTGTTACACGCGAAGCTCGCTTGCAGGATACAAAGAATCGTCAGAACTCCATCGAAACTGATAACGGTCAACTTCGTGAAGACTGGATGGATGTGCAAGCTAAAAGTGTAGACACAGCGATTGCGGCATATAAGTGGGCTATCAATAATGGTATCGCTAAGGAGCAAGCTCGCGCTGTGTTGCCTGAAGGTCTAGTTCAGTCCCGTATGTATATGAACGGATCGCTGCGTAGCTGGATTCACTACTGCGAACTGCGTATGGGCGTCGAGACACAGAAAGAGCATCGTGAGATTGCACTTATGGCGTGGGACGAAATCACGAACATTTTCCCTTCACTGACTGATATTCTATCAGATACTAAATAAGGGAGTAAGATGCCAAGATACACTTTTGAAAATAAAGAGACTGGCGAGATCTACGAGGATTTCATGACGATTTCCTCAATGGAAGAACTTCTCGAAAAAAATCCCCACATTAGACAAGTCCCAGCCGCTCCACAAATTGTGAGCGGCGTTTCTGCTGGTCGCAACAAGCCAGACTCTGGTTTCCGCGACATCTTGAAGACTATCAAGAAAAAGCATCCACGCTCAACCGTCAACACATTCTAAGGAGGTAGCACGACACAGAACTCGTTCTCGTTCGTTATGATCCCATAAACAATAACATCGGAGCAGCCATGCAGACTGCAATCATAGACGAAGCCTTTCTTGAAGCCGAAGCAAACAAGTATTTGACGAGAAAAGAACGAAAACAAAAGAAGCGAGTAAAGGCGACTGGTTATCGACAACCAGTGATTCCTAACTTGCGTCGTGTATCCCCTAGAACAGCAGCTCAACGTATAGTTGTTGACGCATTCAATTCAGACAAAAATCTAATCCTTCACGGATGCGCGGGAACTGGTAAGACGTTCCTCGCTCTGTGGCTTTCCATGAATGCCATACTCACTGGTGATTCACCTAAACCAATCGTAATCCTACGAAGCGTTGTTCCTACTCGCGATATGGGGTTCCTTCCTGGCAACGCGAAAGACAAAGCTGCGGTCTATGAAGCACCCTATCAAGGAATCGTTTCAGAGATCTGCGATAAAGACTACGGTTGGTTGAAGCAGAATGGTTACATTCAGTTTGATACAACGTCATTCCTTCGTGGTATGACTTTCCGTGACAACATCATTATCATCGACGAGTGTCAGAACCTAAGTGACCATGAAATCCATACGGTCATGACTCGCGTTGGTGAGGGTTGCCGCGTTATCTTCTGTGGTGACTTTACACAGAAGGACTATACTCGTGAAGGGTCTGGTATGAACAATCTGCTCAAGGTTGCAGGTGAGATGCGTTCTTTCGAAATTGTTAAGTTTCATAAGGAAGATGTCGTTCGATCAGGCTTTGTGCGCGAATATATAATTACTCGCACAGAACTTGAAGAACGAGGCATGATTAATTGAAATTCCTTATTGATCCTTCTATAAAATTACCAAGAGCAAAGCAGATCAATACTCCATCAGGGCGTCGCTATCAGACCCCTGATGGAAACGTCTATCCCTCGATCACAACGCTTCTGGGCGATCAACCTGAGAAGAAACGTTCACTTGCTGAATGGCGTGCTCGTGTTGGTGAAGAAGAAGCTAACAGAATCAGCAGACAAGCAGCGAATCGTGGAACTGATCTTCACAATCTAATGGAATCATACATTCTAGGAGATGAGATAGATGCCAAGAAAATCATGCCCTCGACGCTCGCACGTTTTCGTATTGTTCAGAAATGTATTGATGACAATCTACAACTTGTTTATGCGTCTGAAACGCCGATGTTCTCAGACATCCTCCGAATCGCAGGGACAGCAGACTTAATCTGCGAGTGGGATGGTAAAGTAACGGTGATCGACTTCAAGACTTCTCGTAAGAGAAAGACTCGCGAGATGATCACCGATTACTTCATGCAAGCCACAGCATACTCCATCATGTTCGAAGAGCATACTGGTATTGAATGCCATGACTTTGCCATTCTCATCGTATCAGACGAAGGTGAGTTCGACTGCTTCGAAGGCAAGCGCAACGACTATGTCCGCCAACTGATCCGTGTAAGAGATCAGTATGAGTGGAGAAAAAGTCTTGACAATCAGAGTAAAATAGCCTAATATAAATACTATGCTTAGGTCGTTGAGGCGTTCAGAATAAACGTTGCGGACGTGGGTGCAATACCCACCGCCTCCACCATAGATACATCGGGACCGGCTCGAAAGAGACTCCTCAGAAGGTGAGGGATTAGGTGTATCTTTGATGGGGGCGAAATAGGATCGACGTGCGTAGTAAAGGTGCGAGGAGACCGAAAGCGAACGTTAGATGCAAACGATAATGCACTCATCGAGACTCGCCTAGCGGCGTAATCTCTTGGGTATGAGCTCCACCTAGAAACAGAACGGGCTCACTTTCTAAATAGGTCGTCATGAGCAACTTTAGATTTATCAGCCTTACAGAACCATACGATACAATGCTTCAGAAGATTCTCGATAATCCTGATGACTGGAATGCTGTGTCGAATTATAGTAACATCGCGGGTGATCTGAATCCTTACGGATTCCTTCCGCTTGTTATGGCTGCGGTTCCTTCGATTCGTGTTAATCCAAAGAACTGCGAAGATCAACAGAATACACCTTTGTTTGATAAGTATCACGAAGTTCATGCTTGGTTGCGTTCATGGGGAATAGAGAAGACATCCCGTGCAGCTTTTTTCAAATTACAGCCAGGACATTCTGTTGGTCGTCACATTGACGATGGCACTTATTATCTTTCTCGCGATAGATACCACTTAGCGTTGCAGGGTGAATATCTGTATGAAGTAGATGGTGAAGAACATATAATTAAGCCAGGAACCTTCTTCTGGTTCAATAACAAGTTACAGCATTCCGCAAAGAACATTGGAAACGTCGATCGTATTACATTTGTGTTTGACGTTCCTCATTCACAAAACAATCCGTGAGGTATATTATGTCTGAAGAAAAGCATATCCGTCTCTCAGTCCTTCAAATGGCACAGTCTATGTGCGATGCGGAATATCTCATCGCCGCTGAACGTGGTGGTGAACAGAAACCATTCCCAACTACAGCTGAAGTTATCAAGAAAGCCGACGAGCTTATGGCGTTCGTCGATGACATTCGTGATCCTACGGTTAAGAACGTGACACAACTCCTTAGCGAACACGCTGGAAAGTAATTGTTATGAAAGTCAATATCGGTTCTTATCACGACTACTTTGGTCCCTATCAAATCTCAGAAAAGGTTTTCTTCTGGATCAACCACAGAGAAGTTCTTTTGGGTTTGGATGAAACCCTAGAGCATCGCTGGGATGTCAAAGCGTGTGAGAAGTTTGGTGATTGGATGAGCGATAGAGCTTGGTTCGTCAAATTCCTAAACTGGATTGACTCCAAGAAACAGCGCAAGATCCAAGTTCGCATCCATCCGTGGGATACTTGGTCGATGGATCATACCCTCGCACTTATCATTCATCCTATGCTTGTTCAGCTGAAAGCAGCTAATCATGGATACTTCAGCTCTGATCCAGAAGACGCACCACAAATTGGTAAAGGCGAGGTAACAGATTATGGCGGTAATGATACTCTTGCTCTTGATCGTTATAACTGGATCATGGACGAAATGATCTGGACGTTCGATACACTAAAAACCGATAGAGATCATGAACTGTTCTTCAACGAAGAGACTGGTGAGTATAACTTTGAAGGACAGAAGGAACACGACGAGCGTATTCAAAACGGTCTTCGTTTGTTCGGTAAGTATTTTCGCGCACTTTGGGATTGAGCATGAGATTTTATGAATTTTGTGGGAATGATAAACCCCTGAGCATTATCGCTGGTCCTTGTGTGTTCGAAACTCGCGAGCATGCAGTCATGATGGCAGAATCTCTTAACGAGATTTGCTCTAAACTAAACGTCAACTTCATTTATAAGACCTCTTTCGATAAAGCAAATCGAAGTTCCGCAGATAGTAACAGGGGTAGCGGCTTCGACGAGGCGTTTTACGGAATGGAGGCCGTCCGTTCTCGAGGAATCGAGGTTTTAACGGACGTTCACGAACCTTGGCATTGCGAACAAGTGCAAGCTGATATCATTCAGATTCCTGCGTTCCTTTGCCGACAGACTGACCTGATTCAAGCTGCTGCACAGAGTGGTAAGCCAGTCAACGTGAAGAAAGGTCAGTTCCTATCACCGTGGGAAATGAAGAACGTAGCTGATAAACTGCGTAAGTTTGGCTGCGATAAGTTCATGTTCACTGAACGTGGAACGACATTTGGCTACAACAATCTTGTAGTTGATTTCCGTTCGCTCGAAGTGATGAAGGAATATACTGATCGCGTCGTTATGGACTGCACTCACGCAGTTCAACTTCCTGGCGGTAATGGAACAAGCTCTGGTGGTCAGCGCCAGTATGTTTCTACTATGGCTCGCGCTGCTGTTGCGATTGGCGTATCCGCTCTGTTCATTGAAACTCATCAAGATCCAGACAACGCGCCATCTGATGGTCCGAACATGATTAGTCTTGACAAATTCGAAAATCTAGTATATGATTTACTCATACTTGATTATGACTCTAAGCAAAGGACGAAGCGAAAATATGGGTAACATTACTGGCAAAGTTTGGGGTGATACGAGCGTTCTCATTCAGAATTCTAATGTCGAACTTCACAAGATCAACGTAAAGGCGGGATTCCGCTGTTCGGAGCATAAGCATGAACACAAATGGAACGGATTCTATGTCATCTCAGGAGTGTTGGAAATCCATGTCGCAAAGAATGACTACAATCTTACCGATGTCACCACTCTACGAGCAGGTGATTTTACTTCTGTCCGTCCTGGCGAGTTCCATTGGTTCAACTGCATTGAAGACTGTGTTGCACTAGAAGTCTATTATCCAGAAGCACTCAGCGAAGATATCGTTCGTCGCAGCGTTGGTGGTAAGAACAATCCGTTCATTGTGCCAGAACCAAAGAAAACTCCTTGTGTCAATATCTGTCAGCTCGATGAGTCTGGTGAAAAGTGCATCGGTTGTGATCGCACTCTCGCTGAGATTGCAGACGCTGGTCGTCGCGATGTTCCCTATGAAGGATATGACAAATGAGTGATGCAGCCGTAGCAAGCATTATGAGTTCCAACACGTTTATCTCGATGGTGGAACTCCGTATCAGCGACAAGGGTATGAGCTATCTCGAAGCGATTACCGATGTCTGCGAAAAGACTGGGCTTGAGTTTGAGAACGTATCCAAGCTCATGACTCCCACTATGCGTAAGTTGCTTCAGTCGGAAGCTGCTTCACTCAACCTCATCAAACGCACTGGATCAAGGCTGCCAATCTAATGTTTGGTCAACAAGAGTTCTTAGATCACCAACAGTTCTTAAACTGGATTACCAGTATCAAGCTAGATGGTTTCGCCATCGATATAGACTACCCAACAGATTCATTGATCATTCGTAACAAAAGCACTAATATGGTTACGAGGATGAGTAGAATGGTTATCGAAGCGATGGAACCCTCATATCGACGACAGCATATAATTGAAACGATTGCTCAGATGACAGGTGCGACTGGAGGAACTTATATCATGCCTTCTAATGGTGGTGGTACTGGTGGTATTGGATTAGGAACATATTCCATTTCTTCTGGTGGGTCAACCAATCTACCATATAATGTGCCATCTCCTCCCGCACCATGGAATGTGCGGCCTCCCGTATATGTCGATGAATACTACAGACAACAAAAAAAACAAGCTGAACTTGCTAAGAAACTATTCAGCACAAATGAGCATGCGTTGTTTCAAAGTATGAAGCGACATATCTGGGATGCGTGGGAACGTAAGCGTAACATCGAAGAGCAACAGACTTGGAACAGAGATCGTATGGTCATAGCTGGTGGTTGCTTCACCTCCATGATTACTGGCGATACACTCAAAGACTACGATGTGTTCTTGCTCGACGATGATCACAATCGTAGGATCGCAGAATATATGGCAACTAAGCATCGTGAACGTGATGACATTCGTATCGGTGGTAGTAACTATATGGACAACAGTAAGATTGAGCAGACAATCTTCTTCAAGAAAAGTAAGTTCCAGTATATCACCACGAAATACAAGACTCGTGAAGAACTGCTTGAACATTTCGACTTCAAGCACTGTCGTGTGTCGTATGATCTGATGACCGAAAAGCTGTTCATCACGCGCGAAACAATGGATCTCATTCTCAATAAGGAGCTTGATCCAAGTCGACCAGATGATCTTCCGAATCCGTGGCGCTACGACAAGTTTTATAATCGTGGTTGGAAAGAGCGTGGTCATCAGGACTTTGTTACTATCTAATGGAAGGAATGAAAGCGTATCAGCGTTATCAAGCGTTGAAGCTGCACTTCACAAGCGACTATGACTTTGTGAAGTATGGTGGCAAGATTCGCAAGATCAGCGAAGAGTCATTCCTCAAACGTAAAGACCAATTCCTATTCCGTAAACTGGAACGCAAGTATAACGACGACGAGCTAACCAACTTCTTCGTTGCTAACTTCGTATCTCAAGCAGGCGTTCGTTGGGTCGGCGAAATGTCTGGGCAAGAATCTGAGAAAGTATATCTGAATTGGTGCAAGCGCATCGAAGCATTTTCATACTATCTCAAACAAGATCTAGAAGTGATTCTAGATAACAGTAACAACAGCGTCAGCCGTATTCTGCTGGTTGAGTCTACTCATCCAGTTCTATTGAAGATGTATATGGCTGGAAAGATTGCGGCTGAAACTGTTGTTGCATTTGACATAGCCTTCAACATCTTAGACAAGTGGAACGAAGAGATCGACGATCCAATCATCTGGCCTGAGTATCATCGTCAGCTGACAAAGTATCGCCCATTTGTCAGGATTGAGAAAGCTACGATAAAAAAAGTTATGCGCGATGTGTTTACGTCTTGACATGCGCTATATACTACTATATCATGATTAAGTGGATAAGACGAATATCTACCATACAACACATACAACGGAGACATACATGAACGAATCTTTCTCTGCCCTCAAGCGTCAGCGCACCTCTTCGCTGGAACGCCTTACCAAAGAAATCAACAAACTCGCTAACAAGGAAACAGCTTCTAACGAAGACGATCGTTTCTGGCAGCCTGAAGTTGATAAAGCTGGTAACGGTTACGCTGTCATTCGTTTCCTCCCCGCACCTCAGAACGAAGAACTCCCATGGGTCCGCATCTGGAATCATGGTTTCCAAGGTCCAGGCGGATGGTATATCGAAAACTCCCTGACCACTCTCAATCAGCCCGATCCCGTGTCTGAAATGAATTCCAAGCTCTGGAACTCAGGTAACGACAAGGATAAGGAAATCGTTCGTCAGCGCAAGCGTCGTCTGACTTACATCGCCAACATCTACGTTGTCAAGGATCCCGCTCATCCTGAGAACGAAGGTAAGGTATTCCTTTACAAGTTCGGTAAGAAGATCTTCGACAAGATCAACGAGAAGATGAATCCGCAGTTCGACGACGAAAAGCCGTTGAATCCTTTCGATCTCTGGGCTGGTGCTAACTTCAAGGTTAAGATCCGCAAGGTTGAAGGTTATCGTAACTACGATAAGTCTGAGTTCGAAGATGCTGCACCGTTGTCGGATGACGATGACAACATGGAAGCAATCTGGAAGACAGAGTATTCACTTGCTGAACTCGTTGCTCCAGATAAGTTCAAGAGCTACGACGAACTGAAGAAGCGTTTGGATAAGGTTCTGTCTGAGCAAACAGGTTATAGTCGTAAGTCTGAGGAAGACGATATCCCTTTTGAGCGTCCTGCTGCACGCCCATCAGCTGCTCCTGCAGTTGGTAAGACTGCAGCAGCTCCTGCAAAGAAGAAGATCGAAGAAGACGACGATCTTGAGTTCTTCAATAAGCTCGCTGAGGACGACGAATAATAATGTCGAGAAACTCACGCATCTTGGTAGTGGGTATCAATCCTTCTTCAATCAACCCAGCAAAACTGTGTAACTCGCTCAAGCGATTGCATAGCTGGGTTGAGGGGATGGGTATCCAGCACTTCTCTTTTACTAACTGCGTCCCGTTCGCAGGAAAGTATACAGACAAAGATGTAGACTACGAGTTTCTGAAAAGCTGCACCGAGGGTTATGATAAAGTCGTAGCCCTCGGTGGGTTTCCCTCTAAAGCTCTGTCAAAACTTGACGTGAATCACTTTACGTTGCCGCATCCTTCAGGCTTGAATAGAAAGCTGAATGATAAAGCATATGAGAGAAGAGTTTTGAAGAGCTGCAAGAAGTATATCAGTTCGTAAGAATAATCATAGGGCTTATTCCTTTCACCTATGATTACACTCAGGGGAGCTTCGGCTCCCCTTTTTTTATTGATAGTTTATGTTCTGCTTTGCGAAATACTCAGTAAGCGCATCGTTCTGTGCAGTCAGTGGTAGATTTTGCCCAGACATCTTATCAGCTTCACCGCCGCCAACACTTCCGCTACTTGACGATGATTCATTATTCATAACGATTGGTGCAGTGTTTTTGTTTGCTTCGGATGGTGGTTCTAGATCAGCTGGAACATTTGGTGGTGATGCTGAAGCTGCTTCTGGTGCGCCATCTGCTTTACCAGTATCACCTGATGGTCCACCAGTTCCTGCACCACCACTATCACCGCCTCCTCCTCCTCCGCCAGCTACATTCTCTCCTGCTATCTCAGCAGCTTTAGGAGTTGCATTATATTCAGATGGTTTACCGCCTTTTGCAACAAATTCTTCGCGGTCTTTTCTTAATGCTAGTTTATCTAAAATCTTAAACGCAGAAGGATAATCACCAGCTTCCACATTACTGCGAACTTGGAAATACTCAGTTTTGCGAAGATCTAAATCTTTTCCTTTATACTTGACGTTATAGGTATCGCGCTTCATAAATCCACCGCTGATACGTTCTCCAAACATCTCCTTTAGCTCTGCAACACCGTTGTTGTTCTCAGTGTTAGATGATGCCATCATAACGCCAACCTGTGTGCCCTTTTCAGCAAAGGTATTCATTTTAGTAGCACTTCCCTCAACAGTTCGATCTGCCATGATACTATTGGTAGAAACTCTTTCAGATTTTCCAGCATCTGCTTTCATTACTGACGCACTACTAGCCGAAGTAACGCTTTCTGGAAGATATCCTTCAGAATTTGTTTCATATACTCCTTGAGCATATGTGCTCTTAGCTCCTCCAGTATTACCTTCGGCTGGAACATCAGCTGGTGGAGTGGATGGTGGGATTTCAGACACCTTTATTGGTTTTCCTCCAGTTTCATCAGTCGCAGCTGAAATACCGGCTGATGCTTTATCCGCAACTCCAGCAAACTGCTTAGAATCATCATTTTCTGTTCCCTTGATCGTGGCTGCTAAATTTCTACCAGTTATGTTTCTGCCAGTGTCTGCAAGTTTCTTTTCTGTTGGAGCCGCTTCGATTCCAGCTCTCATTGCAACCATTCGTTCTGCAGCAGTATTATTACCTTCAGCAAACAATTTAGAAACTTTAGACTTATCGTCATCAGTCATACTATCGTAAGACTTGACCATCTCTGGAAAGTTTAGTTTCCAGCTACGCATTACTTCTGGGGGAACAGAAGGTTTTCCAACATCAGCTGGATTAAAATTTGGAAGAGGAGTATCTGGTGGTTTGGAACTAGCGGCTCCTCCAGAACCTCCTTCCGATTTCTGCTTTTTGTATTGTTCCATAAGCCAATCAGGATAATTATTATTACCCATAGATACAGCTGCCTCTATAGCAAGCATTTGCTTATCACTTAGAGGTTTACCCTTTTCTATTTCTTCACCACCAACTGTCTGTTTAGTATCTGTAACATCACCAGAGATTTCACCTTGGATCATATTCATAATTTCTTGTAATTTTTTCTTAGCATCTGGATCGTCTTCTGGAAATTGTCCATAATATTCTTTGTAAATATCTCTTGCGAGTAATGCAATATTACCTACGATATTAGCTGCTGTTCCGCCTCCTGGAATAAGTCCTGCAGCACCAAGAGCAACTTCAGCTGTTGCTCCTTTGAAATCACCATCAAGTGCGCGCATTGCACCTGCAAAAACACCAGCAACTAACCCAATGCCAGGAATTGCTTTTGCAACCGATTTACCAATAGCACCTCCTACTGCTTTTTTCACAACAGCGCTTAGTGTTGGTTTAGCAGCACCTTTGGCTACATCTTTCACTGTTTCTTTAGCAGCAGCTGCACCAACAGCTTTCTTTGAACCAGAAAGAAAATCAGCAACTGTTGAGCCAATACCCATTACTGTGTCAAGAACAGAACTGCCACCAGCTGCTGCAGCAGCGCCGCCGGCTGCGGCTCCTGCGGCTTTACCAGCTGTTTCAGGAACATTAACTGCCATTTCACCAGTTGATTGAAGTGTGTCTCCATATGCTCTAGTAATAGAACGTAGGAAATCCATATTATCTTTTTTGATCTGCGTATTTACAGATTTGAATTTACCTGTGATATCATTATTCAACTTGCGCATATCAACAACTAGACGCTCAAAGGATTTGATCGCATCCTTAGAGAACTGCTGAATCTTTTTGAGTTCTCCGCTGATCCCACTAATATTACCAAGAACAGAACCGATCACATCCTTTGATATAAAGTTGGAAGATACTTTCTGTGCATTATCATTAGCTGCTGCTGGTTTACCAAAGAATGCACCAACAGCAGGACGAGCTCCACCCATTCCACCAGCAGTAAGAACTGAAATAGCCATTAAAATAACCTCGAGACTGCTTTACCTATAAGTGCACCAGCAACCATTTGAAGTGGATTGAATCCGCCTCCTCTATTGAACTGAGGTAGACTGCTTCCAGCTTGATGCATAACTCGTGTGGTATTGATTGTTCTTGTATTGTTCATTACAACCATTTGAACTCCACTTGGTGCGCTTCCTTGTGCTATCGCACGATCAGCTGAAGCATTTGCCATTTGTGCACCTTGAACTGCTGTTGTTGGTGCTGGCGCTGCTGTAGCGTTTGGTGATCCAGCCGGTGCTTCACCGCCGCCAGGAGGTGTGAAGTTACTTCCGCCCATAAGCTGAACATGCGGTGGATCTTTTGCACCAAGAATGAATCCGACACCATACTTATTAAGAATTCTTTCAAAATAAGAACCGTATCCTGGAGTTACGTCCATCGCTTGCCCACGACTGTGAGCAGAACCACCTTTTCCAGAACCCTCAACAGTAAACGTCTGACCCTTATAGTTGATCGTTGTTGTTTTACTTGGTCTTGCTGGAATATGAATTCCTGGCTCGTGGAATTTATTAGCACGAACCCATAGCTGCGCTTGATACTCATCTCCACGATATGCAGAGTTGATGCGAACTGGTTTACCAAATTCTGCAGCTGCTTGATAGAATCCCTTCAGCAGTTTAGGATCTACCTTGGATGTGTCTACCTTACCGGCTTCAAATGTTACGTTTGCTGGTTTCTCACCAGACGCTTGAGGGGCCCCGGCTTCTGGTGTTCCACCGCTTGCTGGCGCTGCTGGTGCTGCTGGCGTTCCACCGCCTGCTGCTTGATTAGCTTCTGGTGCTCCACCACCTGCTGGTGCTCCACCGCCTGCTGCTTGATTAGCTGCTGGTGCTCCACCACCTGCTGCTTGATTAGCTGCTGCAGCTCCTTGAACTGCGGTCGTGCCTAAACTTCCTGCATCTTTTGCTTTTTGTGCTTGTGATACGGCTTTGGCTGCATTGAGTGCTGCCATTTTTGCTGGGTCTAGTCGCTCTGTAGTTCCTTCTGTTGGAGTAATAACTCCTCCACCAGTGCCTGCTGGAGCTCCTCCTGCAGTTGCTGCAGCTCCGCCAGTAGGTGCTCCTATAGTGCCGCCACCTGAACCACCATCACGAACAAGCCCAACAATCTCTGGTGCTCTACGCCCAACCTGCCCATACCAAGCAGACTGTTGAAGACACTGTGAAGCAAGCTGCCAGTTACCTTCTCCCATAGCCTTACAGAAGCTAGGCCATTTCTTATACCAAGCTGGACCCATATTGAATGTCAGATCAATAAGAGCAACCTTGCCCATATCGTTGATCTTATCGTATCCAGGAATATTAGCTGCCGCAGCTGCGTGATGAGCGTAGTCTTTACTGAAGAGCTGATTGACTTCATCATCAGAGAATGTGCGATTCATTTCTGGTGGAAGTGATCTACCGTCACCAATCAAGTGACCAATACCAACTGTCCATAATCCTTTAGAATCTTTATATGGTGCGTTGCGTCTGCCCTCGTGACGAGCAAGCATATCACGAGCGACTGCTTCTATTCCACCAGAAGCTGCACCTCCACCGCCAGCAGGAGCAGAGGAAGTTTGCTGTGGTGTGCCGCTGGGAGTGGTACCAGCTGGTGGTTGTGCCTTTTCTTGCTCTACTCGCGTCTGTGCTTGCTGAGTTGTAAGATTGCCACCTTGTGGTCCTAGCTTTCTTGCGTTCAGTTCAGCTACACTAGGTCCAGCAGTTTGTGTCTGAACACCAGCAAGAGCGCCAATTACTCCGCCAGCAACTGCGCCGCCAACAGCACCAACAGCTCCAGCTTTAGCAATTGTTCCAACATTCTTTTTTGTTCTAATTGCACCAATATGTTCTGCTCTAGCTTGAACACGTTCAGTATGAGATTTCTTTTGTGTAGGCGTCATAGCACCTACACGTTTTTGATACTTAGAACCTCCGGCAGATTTCTTTGAAGCTCTTGATCCTCCACCTTTTGATCCAGAGCTTTTCTTTGGTGCGCTTGAAGCAGCGGGAGCAGAAGATGTTTTAGTCTCACCGCTTGATCTTGTTGGCGCTTTAACGCCAGTGATTGATTCGATTACCTTTTCATGGAAGTCAGCGTTCTGCTGAACCATAGCATCGAGCATCTGAGAGTTCTGTGTAGAGAAGTTAGTAAGAACGTTCTGAAACTGCTCAAATGCAACACTTGCACCACTAATCATTTGACCACTTGATTCAATAGACTTAGTGGTCAACTCCCCTATTCCAGCAAGTTCTTTCTTAAGTTTGGTTAGTTCAGGAATAGATTGTTCTTTGCGTGGTGTTGCTTTAGGAGCAGTAGCGGTTGGCGCTACCTTATCTTTGACGAGCTGTTCAGCAATCTTCTTTGGCGCTGGCTGTCCTAGCTCGTCAACAATAGCTCCAGTTACTGGATCGTGGTAATACTTACTGTTACCAATCTTAGCGGCAATAGCTTTCTTCAATCCTTTACGACGCTTCTTTACCTTTTCAACCTTGACTTCAGGATGATCATTAGGCATAGGTGGTTGTTGCGTCAATGCGTCAGCAGCCGTTTTCTTAGCTTTATCGCTACCTTTTTCTAGAATGGCACGAAGGATCTCTTCGTCTTCTTTAGACATTTAACGCCTTTTTTCTTGCTCGTCCTTTAATTTCTTCAGATATTCAATAAGCATCTTAACGTAAATATCCCTCTCCCAAGGAATCATATTATCAATATCACTCAGCGAATATTTGTGGTGCTGCATTAACGAGAAGTTGGTTTGATAATAATTCGCCAACGTATTATGAGAGAGGATCATTAAAAAAAATCAGACATACCTTGTAACGTAATTGTATCTTCTTGCCCACATCCGCGGCACTTGTAGGTGAACGTGTGTCTGAGCTTAGGCATAGTCTCAATGAATCGCATAATACGCATAAACTGTTCGTTACTTAACGACTCGATGAACTCGATTGCATCAGCATCATTATCGGGTTCAAAGATTTCACTGTCATTATATACCGATACAATACAGCGAGCGAGCATCTCAATCTCATCAGCGCCATCAGTGACCAAGCGAATATCAGCGTGAGTAGGATAGCGCATCTCAACGCCCAGAGTATCGTCTAGCTGGAATCTATTAGTATGAGTCCCGTTCTTCTCGACCTTTACTTGTTCCAGATTAATTTCAACCTGAGTGACTGCTTCACAGGTAATTCCTTGATAGTTTACTCCACCTGTGTGGCGGTATTCCATCTTGACAGATTCACCAATCGACTTAGCTCGAATATTCAAAAAGATATATTCTAGGTCAAAATAGGGTAGATCATTTACATTAATCTCTTCAGATAATACACAAGCAGCAATAACATCCTTTACTGCGTCAACCATATCCAGCGCATCGGCGGACTGTGCTGCCATAAGCAACACCTTTTCTTCTTTTACCAAGAATGGGCGGAACGATACACGAGCGCCCGTGGAAGGTAAATCTAATGCAAATCGCGGTGATGATACTTTAGGTAATGCCATATTTCACTCCGTTCAATTAAAATCGCCTAATGGTAGATTATTATACTGTGCTGAAAGACCGGAACCATTTCTACCCATTTTGCCTATTTCAGATTCCAATGATGATGCAAATGTTTTATGCTTTTCAATTGCGTATCGATATTGAATTTCTACCGATAATTTAGCATAACCATCGTCACTCCATGACATTGAGATATCATTAATATTCGATGGGTACGCTTCAATTAATTCAATTTTATATGATTCAACGTATTGACCTTGAGATTTTTTATTTGGAACGCTTCTAGAACGAGCGCCAGCTGAACTAATACCACTCTTATAGCGATTCTCGCCACGATTTTGTGGTACGTCATCAACATTCTGTCTACGATTAGAAGCTTCTAAATTCTTATCAGCCTTTGGTCTAAGGGTATTTTCTGTTGTGGTAATAGGATATGAATATTGAATTATTTCTATAGTCCCTACTCCATCGTCATAATATTGTGAATCGAATGGGCTATTGGGCAATGCGTTCTGAGTTGTGCGATAGTGACCAACAAAGAAGTCCTGCCATTTCATAAATGCTTCACGTTCACGCATATCACGCGAAAGTATGACGCTGAATGTTACGGGCTGATGTGTAAAGCGATAGGGAATCTTACGGACCGGACCATGATAGTTTTGATCCAGAGTCGTCAGCGTGCGTCCTGGCAAGTTAACCGACTCAATACGGAATACCATACCCTGCGACATCATAGGTTTGACTGCAGGAGGAACGTTTGTAATTCTCGCTTCGAAAAACGATGGAGATGCAATACCCGACTTCGCGATCTCTGCGTTGAAGTTTGATACATTAAATGGCATTATTAGATCCTATTGCGACTATCGCGGTAGATGCGTGTCTTATTAGAGCCGACAAATCTATCAAACGGAAGAAATAATGCCATATCCCATTCAGTGGGCTCGATATAAAAGAACTTGCTGCGCACATGCGAGATGAGATATCGCTTGATGCACGGTTGAAAGAAACGATATTTACTAGCCTGAACCAGAATATTATATGAAACGTTCAGCTTGGTATTCTCGTCTAGCGTTTTATTACTCGCTGTTGCATACAGCGCATCCATTAATCTTGCTCTAAGAGGGAGCGGTAGATAGTGGAGATTAAGACCTAGGAACGAACCATTATTTGCAGCGAATCCTGACGTCTTAGTAGAACCGATAGGGATGACCAGCGGATATCTATCGTAGTATGGTAGAGTCTTCTTGCCCTTTGGATCATATTGAAACAGATACATCCTTCCAATCATTGGGCGAGCTGTGAGTCTGCTACGGTCGCTTCCTAGCATACGAGTAGGAGAAGCCAGCGTTGCTTGTGCTTGCTTACGGAACCACGCACGGGAATCGCGCTTCATCGTGGGAGCAATACCCGCAGCTGAACCACGCTTTAACAGTTTATCGAATACATATGCGACCATTAAAGTCCTAATTCCTTCTCCGTCAATACGACGAATTCCCATTGCCTATCTTCGCAGTATTCCTTAGCTGCTTCCCACTTAGACATATTTATTCCGTATGTTGCCACTTCTCTCAGATACTTCTTCGTTGGCTTGGAACCATTTGTCTTCACTTTGGGTGGAACGGATTGGGATCGTGGTTTGATCTCAATCATCTTGGTAGATACTTTCCCGTCCTTATCTCGCATGCGAATGATGAAGTCAGGGAAATATCTATGCCATTTACCATCGAGCGGGGATTTATAAGGAACAATAATTTCCTCAGATGCCCACTGAATAATGTTTGCGTTCTCGTCTAGATACTTCATAAAGCGCAGTTCCCACGAAGAGCGATATACAATCTTCGTTGGATCACCTTTATATTTCGTTGGGTTCTTGGGCTGAAAGCGCCCTTTGTAAGTAGCCATGCCTCTATGTATTGATATAAATATGATACGGGAACAGAGGTAACGAATAATGCCAAGTGGTAGACCACCAATTCGAGGACTAGGAGGCGTAGGAGCTGTTGCTGCTGCTAGAGGTAGAGCAACACTTGGTGCTGCAATTCTTGGCGGCTCTGCTCTTGCTGCTGCAGGACTTGCTGTAGCTGCTCTTGCTGGTGGTAAGAAACCTGATCCCTATAAAGATAACTTTGTTGGGTTTCCACAAGACTTGGATGGAATCGACCATTATATCGAATTTCAAGCACAGGAAACAAAAGGCGCAATTACTGGAGGGATTGAAAAAGCTCTTGGTGGATTAACTGGTGGGCAGGTCAGTCTTGTTGGTTCAAAAATTACTGGCGGCGTTATTAGACTTCCACTACCTTCCAATCTTAGCACAGACTATCATCCAGAATATTCAGCGTCTGATCTTGGTACTGGCGCAGCTGGTGCTGCATTAAAAATGGGTGATAGACATATTTACGGAAATGGTGATATATCCCAGCTGGCTGCTGCTGGTGGTGCGGCCGCAGCTGCTGGTATTGAAATTGCAGGCGGCGCAGCTGGTGCTGCTATGTCAGCTGCAGGCGTGAGTGTTGGTGGTACAGAAGCTCAAGGTGCTGCGGCTCTTAAAGTAGCAGCTGGCGTTGCTCAGAACCCGCATAAGATCGTTCTGTTTACTGGCGTTAATTTCCGCGAGCATTCATTCAGCTGGAAACTATCTCCACGCAATCGTCGTGAATCTGATTTAATTCGTCAGATTATTAACATGTTCACTTATTATGCCCATCCAGAATATGTTGCTGGTGGTTTATTCTTTAAATATCCAGAGTTCTTTAAGATTAGATTTAATCATCCAGAATATCTATTCGAGCTGCAACCATCAGTTTGCACTGGCGTAAAGGTAGACTATCACTCACAGGGATATGCTGCGTATGTTCGTCTAGCTAATGGGCAAGGACCGCCTGCTCCTGCGGAAGTATCTTTCACGGTTACTATGAAAGAAACTGAAATTATCACGAAGGACTTCCTCAATAAGGATAGACTTCCCATCAATCTTGTTGATAGAATGCCAGAGGTACGCGAATCTGTTGGTCCTATTCCAATGAATGAAAATGGTCCTCAGTTTAGTCCGGGAGCATAAACTTGGCTTTTTACTTTAGAGCTTTTCCAACAATATCTTATCGTATTCCAGGGCAAAAGAAGTCTGTTCCTGTGATTGATATTACACGCCGCTTTGCTATTAGTGACTTTCTAAGAAATGCGAAGGTTACATACGACGAGTATTACGTCCAAGACGGTGAACGCCCAGATACTATTGCATATCAATATTATCAGGAATTTACAATGGATTGGCTTGTTTTATTAGTCAATGAGATTCAAGATCCATATTTCGAATGGGCTATGGGTTATGAGCAGTTCCAAGCATATCTCAAGCAAAAATATGGTGGAGTTCCGTATACTCAGCGCACCATTCATCACTATGAAAAGATTATTCAAAAGCAGTCAACCATTATTGATGAAGGTTTAAATCAACGTGTTTTACCTGAAAAGACATTGATTGTAGACTATACCACATATCTTACATTGGTAGATACAGAGCGAAAAGCTGTTACAATTTACGATTATGAATCCAATATAAATGATAATAATAGACACATTTATTTGTTAGACTTACATTATCTACAGATTATTAAAGAACAGCATCCATACATATTTACTGAGGGTGTCGCGACTAGATGAGTTCCACAGGTAAGATTTCCAAATGCATTATTGCTGGGCAAGATGTAAGTAATCTTGTGAATGCGCTTGAGTATTTCGAGAGCGTTTATGCACCGTGCGCATCAGTCAATATCAAGGTCAACGACGCGTCTGGCTTTAATAATGGCGCTGGACTCAAGGGTGACGAGGATGTAGAGATTGGGTTTGGTTCCGATAGCGGCGACACAATCAATATGAAATTCAAGACCATTATTGTCGGCGACCGTATGCGTGTTAAAGACAATCAGGATCTTATGCAGCTGACCGCTGTGCCACAGGAATTCACTCAGAACAATTCAAAAGAAGTGGTTAAATCATATTCGGGTAAAAAAGTCTCGGATATTGTTAAAGAACTCCATGAAGATATGACCAAGGAGTCTACCACTATAAAGAAAGACCTTGTAACTAACGAAGAGACTGAGGGTAATGTAACCTATACGGGAACAGGTAAAAGCCCAATTACTGTCATTCGTTGGGCTTCAAAGGAAGCTAAGTCTGGTGAAGCCAAAGCATCAAATTATGTCTTTTATCAGGATCGAGAGGGATATCACTTCCGCACTATCGATAAAATGCTTGAGGGTGGTGCTGGTGATACACTAACCTATTCACATCAGAATATTGGTGATGCCGGCGGGGATCCAGCTGGTGCTAAGAATAAAGTTATTGCTTTCGACCAAGCAAAAGACTTTGATAAAATGAAATCATCATATAATGGTGGTAATTCAGATCACTGGTATTATTATGATCCTACCACAGGCAAGATCGACTCTACTGAAAACGGCAAGCGCGATGGTGCAGGTAAGACAACACATACTGGTGCAACGCAAGTTACAGGTGAACAAAAATCAGCTCGTGGTCAACGATTTAATTTCGTAGCAGCTCCAGGACAAAGTGAAAGCAAATTCCGTGATGCGCGTGATCCATCTATTAAAGAAAATAAAAGATCACTTGCTGATCACGCAGCACAAAGCTCTGCAGCAAATCAGTTAGATAATCTCGTAATAAATATTCGTGTTCCAGGCGATACAAAGTATAAGCCGGGCGTAAAGGTAACAATTAATATTCCAGCTAACCAAGAAGAAGGTGAATTGGATAAACGTTCAGGTTCTTATTTAATTACATCTGTTCGTCATGTCGTTTATAGAGACGATAAAGATATTAAATACGAATGCGTCATGGAATGTAAATCGGATTCGCAGAATAAATCAACGCCTGGTGGTGGAGGTCTTAGCTAATGGCAGAAGATGGTACAGTAATGGGTCAAGAAGGACTCAAGTGGTGGATGGGCGTTGTTGAAGATAGAGGAACGGGACAGTTCTCTGGAGTTAAAGATGAACTGAAGCTCGGTCGCATTAAGGTGCGTATCAAGGGAAAGCATACCGACGATAAAGGTGTGTTGCCTACTAGCAAGCTTCCGTGGTGCTATGTATTGCAGGGAACGAACTCTGCTGGTATCTCTGGTATCGGTAAAGGTCCAAAGGGATTAGTTGAAGAGTCTAAGGTAATTGGATTCTTTATGGACGGCGACGGAGGACAAGTTCCAGTTGTGTTTGGTGTTCTACCGCATATCGCACAGAAAGAATCAACTGGTCAAAATGCTCCAGGATCGGGAGCTAAGAAATAATGGCTACAACGACACCATTTATCAGCGTGAATAAACTGACAACGGCTAATACTATGCCAACGATCACTGGCAAAGCTGTGTTTAATCGCTTTGATTCACTGGGAAATCCAGATCAAGCTATCGAGATTATATTAAATTATAGACCATTCTATCTATTCGAAGGTCAGCTTGGATTAGTTGAAACGTCGATTCCCGACACATATATCTGGAGACTGCACGTTGATGCTCCATTATATCCAGGAACATATAGCGTAGAAGCAAATATCTATAGCGTTGCCGACGATCAGATCCTTGTGTCTGATAATAGTGTTAATGAATTAACCATTCTTGATCCATATCGTCAATATGGTAACACTCCAGTTGCACCAAAGAATAAATCAATTGCACAGAAAGCTGCGGTTGTTGCCGGGCTTATGAATTCACTATCTAATATGTTCGGTAATAGCGGCGTTGGTGGTCCGAGTCCAGCAATCCATCCAGTTCAAGACGATCAGGCTTCATCGCCACTCATTGGGCGTGGTAATGAAGAGCGTTCTGAAGATCCTCGCGTTAAGAGCAAGGATCAGGTTGTTGATAAAGCGCCACTTCCACCACCGAAGCATAACTTTAATGTGACTGACGCAGCAGCTGCTACCGAATCACAGAACTCAGTTGACTGGGAGTTAGCATCACTAGATAATGCTCAATCGGAATTAGGTGATGCGGCTAATCTACAAGACGACACTAAAAACATTATCGACCAGCAGAATACAATTCAGGGAACTGGCGAACTCGCCGTTGGATCAGCATTTGGATGATTAAATGACACAGATTAATGAAAAACCTCCAGGCGGCAAGAAATCCCAGTATCTTGGGAACGATACATACACGACTGAATCTGGACATAAGATCGAGGTCGACGACACTCCTGCCGATAGACGCATTCATATCTATCACGCATCGGGAACGTGCATCGAGATTCAGGACGACGGCGCTTTTATTTACAAGTCACAAGAGAAGTCTCAGTTCTTTCATAATGCAGGCGTCGACGAAAAGGTGACGGGTGACTTTAATTTAGTCATCTCTGGTGATTTAATCGTTAAGGTTGGTGGGACATATAAGGTAGAAGCGAATGAAATTGAATTCGTATCTCACGGTGATATGCGATTTAAATCAGGTGGTAAACATATTCAGGAAGTCGGTGGCGATCAGCGTATGCAGGTCAATGGTAAAACTTCCCATCGCACGTCTGGTGATCGTGAAGAGATCACTGGTGGAGCTAAGACGGATACAATCAACAGCGATCTAAAGCAGACAATCGGTGGCGAACTCACTCAGGTTGTGTCTGGTGATAACGCAACATTAACTGGTGGTGAGCATCAGGTAGTTGCGGCTGGCGGTATGGGATTGGGCGCTGGTGGTGACGTAGGCATCGCTTCCGCAGGTGGAACTACAGTCAGAAGCGGCGGTGGAATGAATCTCGAAGCAACTGGAGCCACCGTAGTCAAGGGCAGCACAATCGGGTTGAATCCATAATGGCAGCAATTCATAGAGACGGCGACTCTCGCGCATGCGGGGCTACAACAATAGCAACGGGTCAGTCCACAGTATTCGCTGGTGGAAAGTTGATTGCTGTCGATGGCGATGGTAATACCGACGGAGGTGGAGCACTATCTACCTCGCATGGTTCTATTACGATTAATGGTAAGGGAATTATTGTTGTTGGAGATAGCGCAGCTGGTGATGCTTTATGCCCAATTCCAGGCGGTGATCACTGCGCACCAAACGCAACGAGTGGTCTCGGAACAGTAACAGTAGGATAACATGGATCAGCTACAAATTGACACCAGACTAAGAATGATGTATCCCAATGCTCTTCCTGGGCAGAAGTTTACTTTCGCTTGCGCAGAGTTAACATACAAGGGAACTGATTTACTTTACGATCAGATGGACATGATGTCTCGTGGTGAGTTTTTGGATATCTACGATATTCAAGCAGCACAGATGATGCTACGCGATCCGCTTGG